GTTTCTGGCTTAGTAGGAAACTTCTGACCAAAGCCATCACATTGTAAGTTACAAAGAAAGAATCTAATCCATGCTGTAGGTACACCTGTATAATGTCCTTCACCTTGTATTGAATGAAAGATCTCACTATAGATATATTTCTTATCGCTCATATGTTTTTGCCTTCTCTACATTATATCCATTACCATTAGGAAGCTCAGTCCAGATAATAGTATCACCTGGCTCCCAGTTCATCGTATCTAATAGGTCATCTGGAAACTCAAGAAATAATTCTCCATCATCATCCTTCTGTACTGTTAGATACTTTTTATTGAGAATAGCTTTAACCATAGTTAAACTCCATAGATAGCGCTGTTAGCTCCATGCTCTGAACACTCTACTGAGTGCACCCAACATCTACTATCTGTTTTCTCTTTAATAAGAGTATCAGCAAACTCAAATGCATGTTGAGCAAACTTCTCAGCACCTACACCGTCAAAGACTCTAAGGTCAATAAGACCTTTCTTCTCTAGATCAAGAAAGACATCCATATGAGGGTCAGCTCTATCAATAGCAGTCTTATGATCAAAGTGATCTTCTAACCATGCTTTAAGAGGCTTCAAGCCTCCGAAGTCTACTGCCCAGTTCTTATTATCTAGATACTCACATGCAAAGGTAAACTTAAATCCTAAGCTATAGCCATGTAGTAGATGACAATGAGAATGATCTGCATTAGGTTGACGGAACACCGCTGATAGTCCGATGTTATGTCCGTATGTTTTTGTACTATAATAAGGCAATTTGCTTATATCCTTTCAATTTCTTTATTCCTAAAGCCCAGTTCTCAGCAGCATCTTCCACATAACTAATAGAGTTATTAGGAAAGCTCTCTTCAAAGAACATAACATCATTATCGTCTAAATACTTAATAAAGGCAAGCTCTTCTTTGAAATCAAACCAGATTTCTGCCTTTCCTTCTCCGTGATCTGAATAGTATGTTGATAGATGCTTCTGACGACTCATGTGATTACTCCTGAATGAAATTAGATATGTTTGGGTATATTTTACTTATAGCCTCAGCTGTTGCTTTAGCTAAGTCCATATGTTCTTTTTGCGTACCATTAGCTGATCGCAATTCGATATAATGTATCCATGATCTAATTGTTCCATTCACATACAGCTTAGATACTGTATTACCTTCTGGTAGTACAACTCGTGCTTGTTCTTTAGCAATACCGTTTTCGATTGCCCATTTATAAGCAGTCATAGCAGAATGCCATACGTTACGTTGATGTTGTTCCCACTGAACATGTAGAGAAGTATCATCTGTTATAACGCTGTTCTGTCTATTCTTTTCATCTTGTAGTCTTGCTTTACGGATTACTACAGAGTCATCTAAGTCTCTAATATCAGCATAGCGTTGAGAGAACTCTTGAAATGCAAATGATCTATGTCTTAGTAACTGTCGAGCTATATCTCTTGTTGTTGTAACTTCAATACAAGCTGATGCCATTTCAAATGGTGACCAGTGCTTATGCTTAATAAGATACTCAAGCAGCTTTGGTGTTGTTTTTGTATTAGATTGGTTGGACGGGTTAGAGACACGAGCGCAATAAGCAACAAGGTCTTGAATATTTTCAAGACCCATAATGCCTGGTTCACCGCTATGAATATGTCTTACAGGTTGACTATGCGATAAAAGTCTTGCTTGCATTATCCTTGACCTCGAGACTTTTTATATGATCGACGTTTATGTTTATTCATTGAAGACGTTTTGACATTACCTTTGCCAATACTTGTCTTCTTACTATTAGTGATACCTTTTTGTGCCATTTAGCTACTCCATTTTAAAATCTTTGAATCGTTCGTTTGTTTTAGACTTATCGAATGCTGGTGAATCATCTACAACACCCTCTGTAGGATTCTCTGCATCGTATAGTCTCATCTTAGACCTATCAACACCTAGTACGAATCGTTTATACTTACCAGGATCGTTATATCTATTCTTAAGCTGCTTAACCATTATCTGTCCTTGAGACTCTAGCTCTTCAGATGATATAAGAGCAATCATTAAGTCAGCGGTAGCGGGTAGTCCAAAAGACTCGGACGTATCTTCAAGCCCAGGATCTGAGCTAGTAAAACCAGAACGTGTCGTTTGCGTCGCAGAGAAGACCGGTACGTTGAACTCAACAGCAAGGCCACGTAACTCCTCGGCAATAGCTTTAATATACGTATAAGAATTGATTGATCCTCCCATAGCTTTCATACGAGCAGATGCACAGATATTAAGATAGTCAATGAATATAATCTCTGGTACAAAGTTACGTTTAAGCTTTAGTTCGTTTAATAGCGCTCTGAAATGACTAGAGTTAGCCGCGCCTGTTGGATATTCTTTTATGATTAACTTACCATTAGTCTTAGAAGCAATATCATCTACCTTACTCTTGAATATAGGCTTAGCAATATGCTCTAATTGATCTATAGGTATGTTAAGTAGATTAGCATCTATACGTTCAGCGATACGCTCTTCAGCCATCTCCATAGTAATATATAGGACGTTCCTACCTTGGCTTAGTATATTACCAGCCATATGACACATAAAGAGTGACTTACCTACTCCTGTTCCGGCCAACGCAATATTGAGAGTCTTATTAGGAATACCACCTTTTGTGATTCGGTTAAGGTACTCCAGATCGAAAGGTATTCTTTCTTCTTGCTCATGATAGAAGTCATAACGTTCCTCCACATTCTCGATATAGTCGTGACCGACTGATGAGTCAAACGTTACTGCTAACGCCTTCTGTAACAAATCAGGAAGAGCGTTCTTAGTAAGCTCTTGATGCTTACCGTCAATTATAGAGATACTCTCCATAATCGCATTATGTATAGCTCTATCTTGACACCACTTCTCAGTAGTATCTTCAAGCCAGTCCTTATCTGCTTTCTTAGATACATCGTCAAAGATGTTAGGTAACATCTCCATAGCGGCAGTATACTGATCGTCATTGTAACGACCGCTTTGATCTATCTCAATCTTAAAAGCATCTATAGTAGGTAGCTTGTTATATTTAGCAACAAACTTACCTACCTCAAGAAACAATTGTCTTGTCACACCTTGAAAGTATTCAGGTTTAATAAAGGGTAGCACCTTACGCATGAACGCCTCGTCTACAAGTAGATGACGTAGTATAAGCTGCTCTAGATTATTGTTCATTCTTTCCCATTTCATTTAAGTTCTCAAACATTACGCTCTCTAGTATTTTACCTGCATATCGTTGAAAGTGCAAGTTATCAGTTGTAAGTTCTTCGTCTGGACTTGAATGTAAGGTCACATTAAACTTCATCATATCAGATTTATTATCGATAGAGATCTCTCCAAAGGAGAATACTGATTCAATAAACTCTCCTTCTTTGATACGAATATGCCAATGATCATCATCACCAGGGATTAACTCAAACTGTTTGTTCTGCTCGAACATACCTGGTATACTAACCATCAACACTCTCCACTATGTCATCCATACTTACTAAGGACTTATGTCCTATCTGATATTGCTTCTTTAAGAAATCTTTGAAATCTGTTCCATCAAATATTGGATCCCAAAACGATTTTTCGAGCGTAGCATCGTATCTAACTTTACCTCCGATTTCGCCAGTTGATGGGTCAACCACAGCGTACCATCCGTTAGAAGGCTTAATAACATAGCCACCAGCGAGAGCACAATCCAAGAGACCAGAATACTTACGTACCCCACCCTCCCAAGAAACTGTAATAGGTATTTTTGACTTTTCTTTAACATAACGACTTTTCTCCACGTTAATAACAAAATGGTACCCTTGTATCTCTGTACCTTTTTTATCTTGTTGACGACCTAAGATCCAGATATTATCTGCTGAGTAGTATATACCTGTACCACCACCAACAACATCTTTAGGGAATAGACCAATCTCTTTATACGTATGATTGATAGCAAGCATAGGTATTGACTTCATAGTAAGATAAGGAGTACACATACGGAATAGACCCTTAAGAGCCTTTGCACGTGACATATCTGCTACTGACTTCTCATTGATAGCATCATCTAGTTCTTTCTTAGACGCTAGGTTACCAATAGAGTCAATAACAATGATTACCTTATCAGCTCGATCAATAGCTTCTAGCTGAGAGATCAAGTCAAATTTCAGCTCTTCTACGTTTGCTATCGGCGTATGTAAGATACGAGAAGTATCAATACCGAATTGCTCAAAGTATGATGAGGGAGATCCAAACTCTGAGTCGTAGAAGAGCATCATGGCATCAGGATGACGATCAAGATATGCACCAGCCATTAATAAGGCGAATGATGTCTTGAAATGTTTAGAAGGACCAGCCAGCACTGTTAAGCCTGGGGTCACTCCTCCATCTACTGAGCCAGATAACGCCACATTTACCATAGGTACATCTGTAGGCGTCATATCCGTTTCTGTAAAGAACTTAGATTCAGACAGGATATCCGTAGTCTTGATCTTTGAGTTCTTCTTTAATTTGTCCATAATTGACATGTTGTTGTTTCTCTCTCTCATCTAATTCATATTGTTGTCTGTAACTATTATTAATTATAGCTGCTTCCTTCAATAAGGTCAACTGTTTATTATAGTTAATAAATGCAGATACATCTTTAGGGAAGCATGCACCTCCAAACCCTTGCTTACCATCAAAGCCAGGAACCTTAGTGTGTGATGGACTTATACGATCATCAGCACCTACCGCTTTTATTATTGTAGCGAAGTTAGCATCAGTATCACCAATCACATCATATAACTGGTTAAAGAAAGTTACCTTCATAGCTAGAAAAGTATTGATAGAGTACTTAACGAATGATGCTTCTTCCCTTGTCATATGATATGATGGGCAAGGAGAACATAAGCTATACTTGTTATACAGCTCTTCTACTTTATCAGTAGCCCAATCTTCTCCACCTAAGATATGAAACGCAGGATCAACAAACTGCTCGTTAGCAGATTTCTCTGTAAGGAACTCTGGATTATAAACAACATTCTTCGGCCAGTCTGCAACTATATCAGGAGTTACAGTTGACTTGACTACAATAAGTATATCACGATCTTTTAATTGTGAAACAGTGTTATCAATAATACTACTATCAATAGCGCCGCTGACTCCCATCGGGGTCGGTACGCACACAAAAGCATAGTCATATACAGAGTTGCTAATATTATCCAGATTGGTTCCATATTTTGGGTCTACTATTGTTGTTTCTACTTCGGGGTGACTAAAACCATAATCTACTGCTTGGCCAACAAATCCGTGACCAATAATTAATATCTTAGGCATCGTTTACTCTTTTCCTCAAATCACTTGTAGAGAATCTATGTTCTCTTTTATTAAAGTATATCTCTATACCTCTCTTAGCACATATAGCTCTACCTGTAAATGTGCCATGTTTATACTCTTCACCTATAATACGAACATCTATATGAAACGTATTCAGTATATCTTCTAAGTCCTGCTCAGTCTGATAAGGTATAATCTCATCTACATAACTAACTGCTGAAAGTTGTATATATCTTTCTACCAAAGTCTGGACTGGTTTATTTTTATCTTCTCTATCAATAGAAGGATCTACTTGAATAGCGCAAATAAGATAGTCACATTGCGTCTTAGCTTCTCTGAGCATTGCAATGTGACCAGCATGTAATAAATCAAATGTAGATGCTGTAAAGCCTACCTTCATTTCTTCTTTCTCAATCTACGAAGTTTTGCATAGAGTCGCTCTTGCTTCTCTAACAATATAGCTTTTAAAGTTCTACGTTTAGTTCGAGCTGTTTCTGACTTATGTAATCTTTCTGCTGCTTTCATTTAGTATCTCCTTATACTGTTCCGTTTTTATATGCGTATTCAAGTGCGTTATTCGCTTCTACCTCCATAGGTCTATTCTCATACCATTTACCAGTCTCTATATCGAATTGACGACATAGCTCTACTATCTGAGTAGCCGTAATAGGATATCCTTTTTCTATAGCCTTTCCAGCTACAGCAATCATTATACGATACATCTGTCTATACCAACCAGTACCTGATATAGAGATATACTCTACAGCTAGATTCTTAGGCCAGAAAGGACAGTCTCTATATGACGTCCATACAAAGTTAGTATTATCTAGTTTACCTTTACGATACTCAATTACTTGCTCTCTAAAAGCAGGAGGTAGTCTATCGAGAAAAGACTGAGCATTTCTAGTATCATCATATGGCCACTTGGCAAGAAGGACAGCCAAGTCAATAGGCTCGCCACTATTACGGTAGAAGAAGTTATTAGCACCATCATAGTCCGCTGGTATGTAATACATCCTAGCAAGGTCTTTAGTCTGTGCATCTCCAATTTCGTTGAGCTCTTGGTTAAGAGCGTACCAGAAGTGACGAAGTTTAGTTGACTCAATCGGTATGTCAGTGTTGAATACAACACGAAACTTTGGATGGTCACTCGTACTTGAAGCAGTACTATAAACCACATAATCATATTCACCAAAACGATCACGTAAAACATCTTCTAGGTCTCCTTCAATTACTAGATCATCTACATCTACTGCTGCCCATCCAGACCATTGAATAACGTTCTCGTTCTTACGAGTAGTATCAGGCTTGAATATAGCAGGAGTAATTAACTCTGCGTCTTGCTTACCGTTAAGCTTTCTCTTAGATAGTTTATATAGAAACAAAGTAAACTTATCCCATGAGTCAAAGTCCATTCGTCTATGAGTCTTATTATCATATACAAATCTATTCTGAGCGTCCCACCATCTAGGGGACTTAAATATTGTCATACTATACAAAGAAGTCCTCCAACGTAGCTACAGGTTCAACATCCCAGTTAAGAGCATCGAGTAGATGCTTGATAGGGTCAACGAACGCTTTCTCATATTGTTTATTATAGTCTATAAATCGATGTAAGTCAAGCTCTTTAGGTAGATCATTAGCATAAGCAATAACGTTCTCCTTT